TTTACCGAAGTGACGTTTGACGTGCCATTCAATGCAATCGTTTCCGAAAGCAAATTATAGTTTGCATCCAAGCCCTGAATTTGAACGCTCAAAGCCGACGTGTCCGAAGCAGAAGAACTAACCAATACAACCTGACCAGCAGACGATGGGTAAGTGTATGTACCGCCAGAAATCGTCAAACCTTCCCACAATGGGCCAAGGGCGGTTGATCCAACTAAAGTGCTGTAACCAAAAATTTGAACTGGCTGATGATTTGGAATCATCCCACGGCCAACTTGAAGGTCAAATGGCTCAATTAAACCATTGCGGGTAATTGATTGAACAACAAACCCATTTTGCTGAATAGTAGCCATAATTATTTGCCCTTCTTCCGTGCCGCAGCGGCATTATCGACTAAATTTGGGTAAGGCCGACCAGCAGCCCTTGCTCTAGCCTTAGCACTTTGCTCTTGTTTGTGCGACAAGTGTTTTGTGTGATGGCCTTTAGATAATTTGGTTTCCCAAAATGGCTTATCAGACATCAGCAGCCCCACTTGCGAAGAGATTTATTAATACGGCTATCAGGGTCAGCCGCTTTGGCCGATCCTGTCATTTTGCGCTTCATGCCCGTCATCCGCTCACAAAATGACTTATGACGAGGATTGCTTGAATCTTTAGTTGGAGCCTTAAGATTATGCCCCTCAGCACGAGCAGAAGAACGACCTTTGGCGTTTAATCCGCCAGACGGCGATTTGCCTTCAGAACGTGTCCATGCAGCAGTCATATTAGTCTCCAAGAAAGGACGGGGGCTGTTACACCCCCGCCGTTTTACTTAGTCGTGTTCTGGCTCATAAGAGTGATGAGCAGAAGGCTCCTTGCCAGCGTGTGCAGTTGAAAGTGGGTTCATGTTCGAACCGACCTTGCCGCCTGCCTTACGCTTTGGACGGTCTGCGCGATGCTTGGCGTGTTCACCATGGACCTTGCCCATGTGATGAACGTGACCACCGTGCTTGCGCTTGGTGCGACCGCCATGCTTCTTTTCCTTGGCTTCCTTAGCCGTTGGAGAAGCAGCGCCTGCATAAACGTCAGCAGGTGCTTCGTCGTGCGCCCAATCACCTTCCATCGGATGTTCCGCGTCGTGATGAGCAGAGTGGACCTTACCACCCTTCTTATGTTCAGCCCGTGGATGCTTATGATGCATCTCGTGACCGTAGTGATGCGCTTTGTGACCCTTCATGGCCTACTCCTTACGCTTGTGTGACGCCAAATAGGCCCGAAATGGAACCCATATTTGCTGGGGTGACGAATTGACGGACAACAAGGCGCTTGGAAGCGTCTGCCGCCGACTGTAGTGCATACGTTCCACGAACGTCACCTGTGGTTGTCGTGGCAGGACTTGTGGTCACAGCCGCAACGTATCCCGTATTTGCAGTGATTGCAGCGGCATTGTAGTTGATCGCTACGTCGCCAAAGTTATCAGAGCGTAATGGGAAACCATAGATGTCAGTCGTGCCAACTGAGTAATTGTGCGCGTCAGTAAATGCCGGGACAACCGACGAAATATACTTAAACGCCTTCTTACCGTTGACGGTTGTTGCACTCGCAGGAGCCGCAATAACTTCGCTCATTGGTACGCCGTAGATGTCGTAGCCATTGATTGTGATATTGCCACCCGTTGCGGATGCTGAACCCGTAACGCTAACCGCACGGGCAATAAGTGCCTGTGGGTTCCACAAGTAAACCGACGAAGGCTGACCAAGTAAGCCGAACGGTTGCGCTAGTGCAATCGTTCCAGTTGCCTGTGCAGTCATCGTGGTCGACGAAGCGGTGTCATCACCTTGAACAGTGTAAGTGCCAGCGCCACCAGCGGGGCCAGTGAGTTGGTTTACAATGGTCGTTCCAGTGTTAACGCCCGTACCAGTGATAGTCATTCCAACAGTAATCGTACCCGTGAGGGACGAAACTGTAAGAATGCTGCTGGCGATCACACCCGTGAAGGATGCAAAGCCATCAACCATCAACAAACCCGTAACCGATGCGCCCGTGTTATAATTGGTGCAAGTATTACCAACCGAAACACCAGTGCTGGTGGAGTTCGTCGAAACGAGGGTCATTGCCGTGCCAGATACTACGTTGGCAGCCGCCGCAATCGCAGCGTTACCAAGAGCATATGGAGCGTAGTTTAACGTCATTGCATCCGACGTACCAAAGCCAGCAGTGAAAGCACCGGAGGCTTGGCCGGGGGTGTAGATGAAGTTAGAGCGTGGGTCGAGGCGACCAACTCCGCCCCAAAAAAGGGACGGAGCAATTTCAGGATTGTAATCAGCGAACGGCGCTTGGCCGTACGAAATTACAGGACCGGAGAGAGCAGTAATAGACATGATGCCTTCTCCTTTTGATTACGACGTTGGGAACGAGCCGAAGATCGAACGCCAGTTATAGTAACCGAACGAGTAACGCTCATAGCCCTTCACAAGAAGGTTGTCCGTCACAAAATCGACTTGCATATCGGATTCGAACTTAATACGTTCCATGTATGCAAGACCGTCGATGTTGGTCAACAAGAACCAAGCATACGCTGAGGTCAAGAAGTCGTTCACGATGTAGCCTTCTGGCAAGCCGCCAGCCGTGCTGAGAATCGCGTTGACGTCGTTGTCGGCAGAACCCGGACGCAATTCAGTCTTTGTGAGACGGATTGCAACTGGCTCTAACTGTGGTGGAACAACCAACTTACGGCCACGAGCGAAGACCTTGAGGCCAGCCTGATCGCGGAAGTTCGTACGGATGTTGATCATACCGTTCAGGAGCGAAGATTCGTTCAAATCCTGCTGTACCGAGAAGGTGTTAGCAACCGTGCCGCCGTCAATTGGATGCGCCGTGGAGCAGAGTGCTACGCCGTCGCCGCCAACATAGGAGTTGTACGTCTGTGCCGTGTTGAACACATTCGCGCCGTAGATTTCCTTGGTCTGTTGAAACGATTCAATCAGGCCGAGGTTCGAAGGCATGAACTGGGTCTTGTAGAGGTTGTCGTCGATAGCCTTACGGGTGATCGCGTAGCCGAGTGCGATTTCCGTATGCTCTTGGTTGTAAACGAAACGCTCACCAGCGCCCGAATCAAACGACGTCTGACCACCTTCGGTCTTCAGTTGTGCCAAGCCGAGGTAACGCATTTCAGCGGTACGTTCGAGGGCCATCTTCGATTCATGCTTAGTGAACAGTTTGTCGTACTGAGATGGGATCATCTCGTACTTGCCTTCAACGCCGCGTAGACCGGGAAGGAGAAGGTCTTTAATTTGACTTAGATTAACAGCCATAACACCTTACTCCTTACGAAATGCCAGTCACAGCGCCGTTAGAACGCCATACTTCGTTATTGAACTGAACGACTACGTTGCAATACTGCGTCGTAGGATCGCCACCGTTACCGAAGCCAACTGCGTAATCGACGATTGTGAATGGGAATGTAGCCGTCGTGGCCAGTGACGAGAGATATGCGCCCGAACGACCCGTGGCCGTCGAACCCGTACCAATCGAGAACTGAGCATTCTGACCGATAACACCAGAAGTCATTGTGGTAGCAGTACCCGTCATTGGGAACGAGGACGTGCTGGTCTGGACAATGAAACGTGCGTTTGGATCGTCAATGACGTAAGCAATGACGTCGCCCGTTGCGTCCGAACCCGGCCAATACGAAGACCAGACCGTGCGCTTCTGCGAGGTGGAGAGGTATGAGCAACCGACGAAAATGCCAGCGAGGGCAGTCGTGCCGGGTGAAGCCTGAGTGATGTAACCGTTGGCCGTGCTAACGACAGGCATTACTGGGTCGCCTGTGTAGATGGCCGTGGTGTTGCCGCTTGCAATACGACGAGTAGACTGAGCGAACGTAGGTGCGCCGCCAGCACCACCCTGAAACTGCAAGAAGCCAAAATACGCTTGCGTATTCGCCATAGCAGATAATCCTGAATGATGAAGGTTGCTATGCGCCTAGCACTGCCAACCTAGAAAACAGTTTTAACCTGCCTCCCCTAGGGCAAGTTTTAAGTCATTACTGATCCGCTGGAATTTCCATTGGAGTAAACGACTTTTTAACCGAAGGACGGACACGCTCATGTTCGCGGGTCATCGTACCGTCCGGCGTAGCACTAAGTTGCGCTTCTTTAGCACGAACTTGGTTTCTAGCACGACGCAATTCTATATCACGCGCTTCATTTGTCAACGTCAAAGGACGCTCCATCAAAATCTGCCCCTTACGTTCAATAATTGTATAATTACCAGCAGGCATCATCTCAGGGTGACGGCTTGCGGGGACCGGCTCCCAACCACCACGAGCAACTTGAACGGCGTAAGAAGGGTCTTCTTTGCCGAGGAACGTGTGGCGCTTCCACTCATACGACCAACCATCTGGAACAATGGCAGGATCAACAAAGAACTCATCAATCCCATCACTATCAAGTCCGCCACGCTGATTTCTAATCTGTTCAGCACGACGGGCCGCACGTTCGCGGGGGTCTTCGTCACGGATTGCCTCACGGACAGCCGGACGAGCAGGCGACTTCTCTACTTTGTATTTGGTTTCTTCAGTCATAATCATATCCTTAGTTCAAACGGCCTTCACGCTTCAGCGCGACCATGTTTTTTGCGTATTCTTCTGGTGTGTAGCCCATCATTG